GTTTCGCGGTCAAATTGTCGAAGCTGATAGCAGCTTGGGCGGCGGCACGGTTCGTGCCGCGAAAGATGTTCTCAGGCTTTCGGATGAAGTCTCAGCCCTGAAAACCGCATCCGGCTTATCCGCTACTGACGTTGCGAATCTGAAGGCCAAGCTTGACCAGACGGCGGCGAGCACTAAAGGAGCTGCCGCTGGAATGAATGCGGTCACGCAAGCGTCCGAAGATCAGATTAAGGCCCTGCTCGGCCTGAAAAGCTTCAAAGAGCTTCAGAAAAAGGCAGACGAAGAGGCGATGAACAACCTCTCGCCGGAAGCCAGGTTCCAGCGTTTTGAAGACGTGAAAGCGCGAATCGGCGAAGGCTTCGACAATATGATTGATGCCGCTATCACCGGGAGCGAGGACTGGCGGCAGGTTGGTGTCAGCGTCATCAAGGATGTCTTCAATTCGCTGGCCAGCGAGATGATGCTGGCGGCCACGGGTGGCAAGTATGGCTCCCTTGGCGGACTGATCGGCGGCAGTATCGGCAATATCTTTAAGGGTATTTTTGATCCCAGCCAAAAAGGCGCGGCCAGCACTCCCAGCGGCCTACCCGGAGTCGGCACCGACGCCGGCAAACTTATAATCAAAAACCTCGCGGAAGGCTCTGAAAAGGTTGCCAAGACGGTCGCCGATTCCGCAGCCAAGACAGTTGACGCAACCGTGAGCGCTGCCACCAATCAAACGCAGATGCTTGGTCAGATCGCTTCCACAAACGCAGAGATGGCCAATTGCGCGTGCGCCCCTCCCGCGCAACCGTCCCTTCTCGGCTCGGTGCTCGGTGCAGTTGTCGGCGCGGTCGGTGCGGGCGTGATGGGTGGATTGAATAAGGCGAAGCCCAATGTGGAAAGCGGTGGCGGCTACATCAAAGCCAACCCGACAATTCTTCCGGTTCGTCGTCGCGCCGGCGGCGGCTCCGTGACAAGAAGCAGCGTTTATATGGTCGGCGAAAACGAACCGGAACTGTTCGTGCCAAATTCCAACGGGCGAATTTTCAACCAAGCCCAGATGCGCGCGAAAGCCCAGCAGCAACAAGCCAAACAGGAATCCGGCAAAGGCGTCACAGTCGTCAACAACTTCACGATTCAGGCCCCGACCGGGACCGTCACGCCGCAAACCCAACAGCAGATTGCCGCCAAAACCGCGCAGGCGCTCAATGCCGCGCTCCAGAGGAATGGATAATGAGCCTGGTCATTGATGATGTTCTGCTGAATGATGTGATTGACTACAACGCCATAAGCGGCGGGCCGGAGGCGTCTACCTCGATCGTCACCAATCCCTTTTCCGGCGTCAGTCAGCGCAACGTCAACCGGCTGGATCAACTCCACAAATACAACATCAACACGGCGCTACTGACCCAGCAGCAGTTGAACGACCTGCGCGCCTTCTTTCACTGCCGAGACGGAATGGGCCGGGCGTTTTACTTCAAAGACATGATGGAGTTTTGGGCGAGTCCGGACGGTAGCGCCTATGACCCGATCGGCACGGCAACCAGCTTCGGCACCGGCAACGGCGCTGAGACGGAATTCGGGCTGTACAAAACCTATTCCTCCGGCGGTGTGACGCGAACGCGCAGGATCGTCAAACCAGTGAGCGGGACGGTCAGCATTTACAAGAACAGCGTCCTGCAAACCCTGACGACCGATTACACCATTGATTACACAACCGGGATTGTGACGTTTGCCGCAGCGCCAACGAACGGCCACGCACTCACGTGGACAGGGCAGTTTTACGTTCCTGTGTGGTTTGCGACTGATCAATTTGACCCCGGCCAGAATGACGCGATTACGGCGCTGTCCATTGGCCTGCCGATGATTGAAGTTCCGGCCTCGATGTTTGAACTTTCTGTTTAAGGAGACTTATGAGCGAAGCAAAATACACAGTGCAGACGGAAGCTATTGACAACAACTTTACCTATCACCCGCCAATCAATAATCAAACCGAACGCTATGCGCTAATCCGCGAGACAGCCAAGCAGTTAGCGTTTCTGATTGGTGCGCAGTGTCCCGATTCGCGCGAGAAGTCGCTGGCAATGACGAAGCTTGAAGAGTCGGTAATGTGGGCTAACGCCTCAATTGCTAGAAACGAGAAGTAGTGGCCATTTCCGTCGCAATGAAAACTCATCTGGAAGATTCCTGCACCTATCTGGCGCATCTCTTCCGGTTTGAGGAACGACCCAGGGAAATTCCTATTTCGTGGAGCGCCACCGGCAAAACCAATGTGGTCGCACGGGGCGGATACCTGCGCAAAAACGGCGGCACGGACGGCACGGACGACGCGGCGGCGCGCTCGATCTCAGCGTTCAACGGGGATGTCTATGCGAAGTTTACGACCAGGCTGACCGGCACGGTCTATTTCGGCCTGGCAACCAATAACAGCACCGTCGCGGCCAGCTCCATCAATTTCGCGATCCGCGTGGAAGCCGATGGGACGATCAAGGTCTACGAGGCGGGTGTGCTCAAAGCCACGCACGGCACGGCGGCGAAAACGGGCGACTGGCTGCGCGTCCAGCGAAACGGGACCACGCTCACCTACTGGCACAACCGGACGAAAATCTACACCAGCCTGACGGCCACCAGCAGCGCGCTTTACTGCGACACGTCACTGGTGACGACCGGCGCGACAATCGAGCAGGCCGTCTTTGGTCATCCTCCGACTGTCATCACCGTGACCGATCACACCCGGAAGCTGACCTTTGAAGATGAGGTGTATACTCCGCTCCCAATGCTTCCGACGCAGTTTGTCCGCTCGGCTGGCCTCAAGCCCGACAATGCCGAACTGACCCACATCTTGAGCGCGGCCGGCGTCACCAAGGCTGACCTGCGCGGTGGTCGCTGGGATTACGCGCGGTTCGATTACATCACGGTCAATTACCTCGACCTGACAATGGGCGTTGCCCAGCGGATGAAAGGACGCATCGGCGAGATCAAGATTGACCAGGGGCGATTCGTCGCGGAGCTGCGCTCACTCTCGCAACCGCTCAGCCAGGACATTGGCGGAATCGTCGGCAGTCTCTGCACGGCGCGCATGCTGGGCGGGTTCGAGTGCGGGCAGCCGCTGGATGATTACACGCACGAAAGCAGCGTGGCGGATGCCAGCGGACTGACGGTGGAAGTAAGCCTGTCGCCAGCGAAAGCCGATGGCTACTTTGAATATGGTCTGATCTTTTTCAAGGCTGGCCAAAACAAGCTCTACGCGCGCGAGATCAAGAACAACGTCGGGAATGTCCTGACACTGCAATTGCCGTTTCCATTCCTGCCGCTGGCCGGCGATTTCGTGACAGTGATTGCGGGCTGCAATCGCACGCGCGCGAAGTGTCTGACCTTTGTGAATCTCGACAATCCCAGTGAAACCAATATCGAGAATTTTCAGGCATATCCCGATGTGCCTGGCACCTCAAAAGTTTTGAGATTTCCCGAGTAAGGAGAAGTATGAAGATTCTGTTTTTGCTTTTGCTTATAACGTTGCCAGTCTTTGCTCAACAGTCGCAGACGTTCGACCTTGGCCCGCCCATGATCAACACGCAACCCCAGTCGAAGGGGTATCCGTGGGTTGCCCGGGGCGACATTTATCCCGGCGGCACCTTCGCGCTCAGGCCTCAGGCTGACGATTGCGCCGTTCCCACGGACGCGCAGCCGGTCGGCAGGTACGCCATTTTCGGGCGGTTCGGCGCGCCAGGCGAACACATCGCAACGTACCGGCTCACCATCGGCGGGCAGAGCTATTTCTTTGACGGGTACGTGCGGGTTGCTGAGGAAGAGGTCAACGGAGCTATGCCCCTGTCGTTCTTGTTCGACGCATTCGGGACGGCGCCACCGCGCGAGCCGTCGCTTGGGCGCGTGGAGTATACGCCGCGCTCGGAAGCTTGTTTTGGCGGGCGGGTGAGGCTGTTTTTGAACCCACGGGAATTGCAGTAATGCCGCATCGCTGAGGGGAACCAATGCCGCAGTTGGCGGAGCAGATCACTACAACCATTGAGCCGGTGTTGGCTATTGCCACGCGAGAAGATTTCGTCGCGGAGTGCCGGAAGTTTCTCGGCGTCCGCTGGCAGCACCAGGGTCGGTCAGAGAAGGGGATTGACTGTGTGGGCTTGCTGGTGGTCCCGGCGATGACGCTGGGCATCTTGCAGCAGGAAGATAACGTTGCCAATTACCACCGGACGCCCCAGGACGACACTCTGGATAAGCTTCTGCACAGGCACTGCCGCCGATTGCCGAAGTGGAAAGAGGGACAGCCCGCAGACATTCTGGCGGTCAAATACGACACCCAGCCTCAACACGTCATGGTCATTACCCGGCCTTATGACTCGCGCTGGGGTTTTCATGTCATTCACGCCTTCGGCAATGCGGAGCTGGGCGGCTCCGTGGTCGAACACCGGCTTGATCAAGCATGGCTTGATTCGCACCGGGCGCGGATTCACGCGGCATTTCATATTCGGGGAGTGGTTTGAAGGAATCACGAAAACAAAACTGGCAAGGCTTCCTGCTGCTGTGCGCGATCGTCGCGGACTTGCTCCGGATGTGCGGCACGTCGCGGCCCGCCTTTGCCCTGGCCGAACTCTTCAGCCTGACCGCGTTCTTTATCTCTTTGGCACTGTCGGCGGCCAGCTACGCCGTGCAGCGCATCTTCGGCCCGAAGCCGCCGAAGCAGGTGCGCGGCCAGATGAGCGGCGAACTGTTCATTCAGAACGCCGAAGAGGGAAATCCGATTCCGGAGATTTACGGTGGCGCGCCGTCGCAGACGGTTCGCTCTGCAACCTGGACGAATCTTACCAAAGCCACCGTCAACGATGATGACGACCTGCAGAACGATAATTCCGGCTCGGACAATTGCTTCACGGACGCCAGCGGTACGGGCGATTCGGGCGCGTGGACGGTCGAGACGATCACGGGCGGCGATTGGGAAATCAGTTGGAAGTTTGCGAAAGACGGCGGCGGCAATGCTGGGCGCTCTTTCGTCGGCCTGACCAACGGCAGTTTCACGGTAGACTTTACACAGTGGGACTACTGCATCCACCTTTCCACGGAAGCCAACACCAGCGGCACGCCACACCCGGCAGGCTCGGTTTTTATCTACCAAGGAAGCCCGCCGAATCTCGCCTTTCTCGATGGTGTTTGGGCTGAAGGCGACACATTCCGCATTACCTGCGAATCCGGCACCGTTCGCTATTACCACAAGTCCACGCTGATCTATACGAGCGCGGTTGCGCCGTCGTATCCGCTGCGCGTGGTCGCTTCGATGGCCTGCCATGATTCGATCATTCAGGATCTGGTCATCACCACGCCCAGCGTAGACAACAAAGGCGGCATCAAGACGGCCGGAACCGTGATCTGGGCAAAAGCGCCGCGCAAAGTGGTCACCAAGGAGAAGAAGGGCGGCAAGGGCGCGCCGAAGCAGACCGTTGAAACGATCACCTATTACACCGACCTCGCGATTTTGTTCGGGCGCGGTCGGCTTCGACTCAAGAAGCTCTGGGCAAACGCTGATCTGATCGTGGATATGGACGCCGGGATTGGCTTGTCCACCGGTCTAATTGACCCCGGCGCGACCGACACGACCACGTACACGCAAGGCGCGCCACCAACCGGCAGCGTGATCGGCCTGGTTACCTGGGCGCAGCGGCAGGACGGCTCAATTAGCGGCAGTGTGGGCGCGGGTGGGGGCGCTTCGATGCGCTGGTACGAAGGAAACTTCGATCAGTTGCCGGATTCGGTCATCGAAACGGACGTTGGGGCAGGGAACGCGCCGGCATACCGCGGCTCTGCATATCTGGTTATTGAAAATTTCGATATTTCGAAATACGGCGGCGTCCCCACCTTCCTGGCCACCGTTGAGAATGTGGATTACCTGGACCTGCAGGACATCGCCGACCATCTTTGCGAGCGCGTCGGGATCGAGCCGCAAGATAAGGATTTTGACGCTTTCGACGGCCAGAGCGTTCGCGGCCTGGTTGTACAGCAACCGCAGGCGCCGCGGGCCACGCTGGAAATCGCCGCAATCCCCTATCAAGCCCAATTCTTTGAAGCGGTGGATGGCCTGCTGACTGGCTCTTATCTGGGCGGTTCGTCCGTCGTCACGATTGACGAAGATTATTTGGGAATGGTCGAAGGCGATCAGGTCAGCGTCAATGGGCAGATGGGCGAGCGGCGGCAACTGACACTGGTGGATGAAATTCAGATTCCACGCCAGGTCACCATCACGGCGTTCAACCCCTACAAAGATCACGAAACGACGGCGCAATCCGCCTACCGAATGACTGGCTTTGCTGAAGGCGTTGACGCGCAAACGCTCCCGATGGCGCTCAGCCCGGACGAAACCCGGCAGGCAGCCGAGCGGATTCTGTACCAGCGCCACATTGAGCGCGAAAGCAACGTGATCAAACTGCCCTGGCGCTATTGTTGGCTGAATCCGTGTGACGTCATCGAGATCGAAGAAGACGGCGACAGTGACCGCGTTCGCCTGACACAGATCAGCGGCGCAGTTCCCGGTCTGCTCGAATTCCAGGCCGCGAAAGACGAACTCGACATTTACAGTCAATCAATCAGCGGCGATAGCGGCGAAGGGTACGAATCGCCCACTGTGAGCGCGCCAGCAACTTCCGTTGCCTTCCTGATGGACACGGTCACCTTGCGGGACGCCGACGACAAGGCAGGCTATTACGCAGCCGTTGCGCCGTCCACGTCCGGCAGTTGGCCCGGCGCTGTGCTCTATCGGGATCGTGGCGCCGGTTTTGAAGTAGTGGAACGGTTCCTCGCGGCGGCGGTCGCTGGAACGATCAGCGGCGTGCTGGCGGATGCTGACCCGGCCGTCTGGGATGAAGTCAATTCAATTACCGTTGATCTGTACGGCACAACTGAAACGCTGGAGTCAGTTACCGAGGCCCAGGTGCTGGCGGGCGCGAATGCCGCCATGGTCGGCGATGAAGTCATTCAATTCCAAAACGCGGTTCAGGTCGGCGGCTATGACAACCGCTGGACGCTCTCTCGCTTGCTGCGCGGTCGGCGGGGAACGGATTACGGCGGCGCGACCCACGCGGACGGCGAGCGGTTTGTACTACTCGACGGCGCCGTGCTGTTCATCGAAAACGACCTTTCCGAACGCGGCCTGGCGCGAGACTTCAAGGCGGTCACAGGCGGCTTCAGTCTGACCGACACGGCGGCAACGTCGTTCACGTGGGATGTCGGCACGCTCAAGCCTCTTTCCGTCGTCAACGTCACTGGCGTCCGTGATGGATCGAACAATCTCACGATTGAATGGCAGCGGCGCACGCGCGTCGGCTCGGCAGCGTGGGAGACCGGCGGAACTGCGCCAATTGGAGAAGAGTCCGAAGCCTATGAGATTGATGTGATCGTCGCGAGCGTGGCCGTCCGGACGATCACCGCAACGAGCGAAACGGCCAGTTATACGGCAGCCGAACAGACGGCCGATGGCATCACGCCGGGCAATCCGGTCACGATCGAGATTTATCAAATGTCGGCGACAGTCGGCAGAGGAAGAGTCAGGGAGGCAACAATATGAAGCGAGGAATAATTTTCGGAATCTTTTTGGTCTTGTTTGCCAGCTTCGCGCAGGCGCAGACCACAACCACGAATCTCGAAATCGCCAAACCCCAGGCAGGCCAGGCGCAGCCGAGTGTCACAATCGCGACCGGCTTCGATTCGTTTGATGCGGCGGTCGCTGGGCGGCTTTCCAAGTCAGTCGCCGGCAGCAGTAACGTCACATTGACCACGGCTGAAGCCCGCAATGCCATTTTGGAATTTACGGGCACGCTGACCGGCTCCATCAATGTAATTGTTCCGACGAAGGCGCGGAAATACATCGTCTACAACAACACGTCCGGCGCGTTTACGCTGACTGTGAAGACGTCCGGCGGCACCGGCATTGCGGTCACGCAGGGAACGCGCTCCTGGCTTTACTGTGATGCCACGAACGTCGTCTCGCTGTCTTTAGCTTCACTCGCGGGCGGCGCGGTTCCTGATTACTTGGAGTTCACTGAAGCTGCTGCTCCATCCACGCCAGCAAGCGGCAAGGTTCGAATTTACGCAAAGAGCGACGGGAATTTCTACCAGAAAGATGATGCCGGGACCGAAACCAGCCTTGCCACGGCGGGTGGTTCGACGCTGGTGGATTTCAAAGATTCCGTGCGTGTGGCCACAACCGCCAACGGAGCGCTCGCCACGGCCTACGAGAACGGCGATACCGTTGACGGCGTGGTCCTGGCTACCGGTAATCGAATCCTGATCAAAGACCAGTCTGCCGGGGCGGAGAACGGTATCTACGTCGTCGCGGCTTCCGGCGCGCCTGCGCGCGCTACTGATGCCGATGCTTCAGCGGAAGTGACCGCCGGAATGGCCGTTGCCGTAGCAGAAGGCACCGCCAACGCTGATAAGATTTTCCTGCTGACCACGAACGACACGATCACACTCGGTTCAACTTCGCTGAGCTTTACAGCAATCGGCAGCGGCGGCGGAAGCGGCGCGTGGTCAGCGATCACGGACCCGTCCGGAAATCTCTCGCTGGCAATGGGGACAAATCTCACTACGCTGACCTGGGCAGGGAACTTCAGCACTTCGAGCGCCTTCAAGCTGGCCGGGAATAACACGTCCGCGACCGGCCCGCTGCTGCACCTGACGACGGCGGTTTCAAATAACATCGTCCCGCTGCTGGTCGAACCGCGCACCGGGCAGAGC